AGAACATTAGATTATAAAAAAAATAATCCGCATCACATGGATTATTATAGATTAGTAGATACTGATGAATTAGTTGGAACTACATATACTAATAAAGATATGCCGGGTATTCAAATAGATGATTTTGCAGATGGAGAACTTTCAGTTAAATTTGAAAATGATTATTCTCAAGAATCTGAATTGGTGTATGTTAAACCAGGTTCAAAATATTCTGACTATCAGGTTGGAGACAAGAGATATATGTATGAACAGTTTAATCCTGAAGAAACAGCTAAAACAAAAGGAGATTTTATAGCATATGATTCACAACCTATTTCAACAACACCTGATGGAGATTATGATATAGATGCTGTGGTAGTAGATGATGTGGGTAATATGTTAGAAGGAACTACTCGTTCTATGGAAGAATATTATACAGGAAAACCTGTAGAAGAAATATCTTCTGGAGAAAAACAAATAATGAGAGCAGAAATGAGAGCAGAAGATATACCAGACGATGATTAAAGGTAAAAAGAGTGGACCACCACCTAAATCAGGACCAACACCACAAGGCTTGAATTTAAAGTATAATACTGTTAAAACTGTAAAACTTACGGAGAAAAAACATGGCAGATATAGACAAGGCTCTTCCAAACGAGCCTAGAAAAGAGATTACGCTTCCAGGTGAAGAAGAGATTCAAGAGCAAGTAGTTGAAGCTACTGAAGAAGCTCAAGAGTCTCCAGATGATATTGAAGTAACAGAAAATGAAGATGGATCAGTTGATATTAGTTTAGATCCAGCTGCAGCAAATCCAGAAGGTGGAGAAGATCATTATTCAAACTTAGCAGAATTTTTACCTGATGATGTTTTAGGTTCATTGGGTTCTGAACTTAATCAAAAATATATGGACTATTCTATGTCTAGAAAAGATTGGGAAAAGTCTTATACTCAAGGTTTAGATTTATTAGGATTTAAATATGACAACAGATCAGAACCGTTTCAAGGAGCGAGTGGTGCAACGCATCCGGTGCTTGCAGAAGCAGTTACGCAGTTTCAAGCGTTGGCTTATAAAGAACTTCTACCTGCCGATGGACCGGTAAGAACACAAATTTTAGGATTACAAACTCCAGAAAAAGTTCAACAATCAACTCGTGTAAAAGATTTCATGAACTATCAAATCATGGATCAGATGAAAGAATACGAGCCAGAGTTTGATTCTATGTTATTCCATCTACCACTTGCAGGTTCTACTTTTAAAAAAGTTTATTATGATGAAGTAGAAGGTAGAGCAGTTTCTAAATTTGTTCCTGCAGATGATTTGGTTGTTCCGTACACGGCTACCTCATTAGACGATGCGGAGGCAATCATTCATAAAGTAAAAATTACTGAGAACGATTTAAGAAAACAACAAGTTGCAGGTTTTTACAAAGATGTAGAATTATCTCCACCACAAGATACTGAAACTGATGTTGAGAAAAAAGAAAGAGAATTAGAAGGTGTAAAAAAATCTAAGAACGAAGATGTTTACACTTTACTAGAATGTCATGTAGATTTAGATCTAGAAGGTTTCGAAGATGTAAATCCAGAGACTGGTGAGCCGTCAGGAATTAAACTTCCATACATTGTAACATTGGAAGAAGGATCAAGAGAAATATTATCTATTAGAAGAAATTATGAAATAAATGATCCAAAGAAAAACAAAGTACAATACTTTGTGCATTTTAAATTTTTACCAGGTTTAGGTTTCTATGGTTTCGGTCTAATCCACATGATCGGTGGACTGTCAAGAACAGCGACCGCAGCTTTAAGACAGCTCTTAGATGCGGGAACGTTATCTAATCTGCCAGCTGGATTCAAGATGCGTGGCATCAGAATCAGAGATGATGCACAATCAATTCAACCAGGTGAATTTAGAGATGTAGATGCACCAGGTGGTAACTTAAGAGATTCATTTATGATGTTACCATTTAAAGAACCATCACAAACATTATTAGCGTTGATGGGTGTAGTAGTTCAAGCAGGTCAAAGATTTGCATCTATTGCTGACATGCAAGTTGGTGATGGTAATCAACAAGCTGCAGTTGGAACTACAGTTGCATTGTTGGAGCGTGGTTCAAGAACCATGTCTGCTATACACAAAAGAATTTACTCAGCTCTTAAAAATGAGTTTCAATTATTAGCTAGAGTATTCAAGTTATATCTACCACAAGAATATCCATACGATGTAGTTGGGGGTCAAAGAATGATAAAACAATCTGACTTTGATGATAGAGTAGATATATTGCCAGTTGCTGACCCCAACATTTTCTCTCAGACACAGCGTATCTCTCTCGCGCAAACGGAACTGCAGCTGGCAACATCAAATCCAGGTATGCACAATATGTATCAAGCGTATAGAAATATGTATGAAGCATTAGGTGTAAAAAATATTGATTCAGTATTAGTAAAACCTATGCCACCACAACCAAAAGACCCTGCGTTAGAACATATTGATGCATTAGGTGGTAGACCCTTCCAAGCTTTTCCAGGTCAAGATCATAGATCACACATGACTGCCCATTTAAATTTTATGGCAACCAACATGGCAAGAAATAATCCAATGGTTATGGCAAGTTTAGAGAAAAATATTTTTGAACACATAAGTTTAATGGCTCAAGAACAAGTTGAATTAGAGTTTAGAGAAGAATTACCTCAACTACAACAGATGCAAATGATGATGCAACAGAATCCACAGATGGCTCAACAGATACAAATGCAAATGATGCAGCTTCAACAAAAAATTGAAGGAAGAAAAGCACAACTAATTGCTGAAATGATGGAAGAATTTATGGAAGAAGAGAAGAAAATCACTTCACAATTCGATAATGACCCAATTGCTAAGTTAAGAGCAAGAGAATTAGACCTTAGAGCGATGGAAAATGATAGAAAAGAGCGTGAAGCTAAGGAAAGAATGGATCTTGATAAGATGAAAGCGATGATGAATCAGCAAACTCAAGATGAAAAGCTAGATCAGAACGAAGAATTAGCAAAATTAAGAGCTGATACGTCAATTGAGAAGACAATTTTATCAAAAACCATACCAAATGTTGATTCAATGATGAAAAATGGACAAAATATGGTTCCAAACGTAAAAATTATGAGAGGAGAAAACTAATATGTGGTTAAGTGCAATCAAATTAGCAGTTTCTGCTGGTTCAAAAATTTATGCTAACAAACAAAAAGCAAAAATGGCGATGTCAGAAGCTCAATTACTTCATGCAGAGAAGCAAGCACGTGGTGAAGAGCAATATCAAGGAAAATTATTAGAAGCTAGACAATCTGACTGGAAGGACGAGGCGGTTTTGATAATTCTCTCGGCGCCAATAGCAGTTTTGGCGTGGTCGGTGATAAGTGAGGATCCTGAAGCCATGAATAAGGTAAAATTGTTCTTTGAAATGTTCTCGCAGCTCCCGTCATGGTTCACAAATTTGTGGATTCTTGTAGTTGCGTCGATATATGGTATAAAAGGAACACAAATATTTAGAAACGGAGGAAAAAAATAATGCCAGGAATGATGAAAAGACCTATGTACAAAAAAGGTGGAAAAACTAAAAGTAAAAAATCCTTTCCTGATATGTCAGGTGATGGTAAAGTAACTAAAAAGGATATTTTAATGGCCAAAGGTATCATTAAAAAACCTATGAAGAAGAAAAAGAAGTAATGAGTGCAAAAGTATTAAGAGCATTACTATCTTCTAGAAACAAAAAACAAATGAAACCATTTGAGTCACCAATGGCTAAAATGGTAAGGAGAAAAAAAGATGGCAAAATTATGCCCAAGGGGAAAAGCAGCAGCAAAAAGAAAGTTTAAGGTTTATCCTTCAGCTTACGCTAATATGTACGCATCTGCAGTTTGTTCTGGAAAAGTTACACCTGGTGGTAAAAAAAGTAGTCGTAAAAAAGCTATGGGTGGTGGTATGATGAGAGAATCATACAAAGGCGGCGGCTGTGCTCAAATAAGAGGATTTGGTAAAGCAAGAAAACCAAAAAAATAAATGGCTCAAGGAGGTTTACGTAAGTGGGTATCAGAGAAATGGGTAGACATCGGAGCGCCGAAGAAGAACGGTAAATATCAACCATGCGGAAGATCAAAGGGAAGCAAAAGAAAATATCCAAAATGCGTACCACTTGCAAAAGCCACACGAATGACAAAAGGGCAAAAGGCGAGTGCTGTCAGACGAAAAAGACAAGCAGGAAATAAAGGACCTAAACCAACTAACGTAAGGACGTTTGCAAAAAAATGAACCTAACAAGAGATTTACAAAAATTAAAAAAAGAAAAACAAATGCAAGATTCTAAAGTTGCTCAACTTAGAAAAAGAAGTAAAGAATCAATTGCAAGACCAAGAGCAGAAAAAAATATTTTATCTAACAACCCACAATTACAAAAAATATAATGTCTATTAGAAGAACTACAAAAGGCCCAAACGCCAATTATAGACCAACAAAATCCGGAGCTGGAATGACAGCAAAAGGTGTAAGAGCTTACAGACGTGCAAACCCTGGAAGCAAACTAAAAACAGCCGTGACAGGAAAAGTGAAGCCTGGATCCAAAGCTGCTAATCGTAGGAAATCATACTGCGCTAGATCACTAGGACAATTAAAAAGGTCATCAGCAAAAACTCGTAACGATCCAAATTCTCGTATCCGTCAGGCACGTAGAAGA